ATAGTTTGAGCTTGTGATCGTCGTTAAAACCGGAGGGTTCAAGTCGTTGTAATACTTGATCCAGTTTATCGTCACACCATTCTGCGAGACTTCGGGGAGATCAAGGCTTACAGGTGCAGCCATAAGACCTGAGATCATGTAAGAGGCTTGATAAGTCACATTGAAGATCGGGACACCCAGATAATCCTCAATCGCCATCCTTGTAGCGAGTTCTAACTGACTTAGGTAATCGTCCTGCGACTCATCCTGAAACAAATTCAACTGGTTGGTGATTTCCTCAAACGTAAGCCACTGAGTCACCGGATCACGGGTGCTCTGAATGACCTTTGAGTAGTTGAACGGGTTTCTGGAACCCGCTCCGAAGTTACCTTGCAGTTGTGATGGCATCTTAGGTTCCGATCAAACGTACACCGGCAGTTACATCACGAACGGTCGAGACCATCCGCTTCTCAGCATAGATCGTAATCGTTCCGGGCTGAGTCTGTTCCATTCTCTGAAGCGTCATCTCCGAGTGATCGACGATCCACATAAACCGAGGCCAGTTCGCAAGATAAATCGGAGAAGCACCAGCAGCGGGAGCATCCAAATAAGGATTAGCAATAACCGGCCAGCCCATAATGTTTACACCGGGGCCTTCGTCCTTTTCACCAACTTCCACAAGCGCGTAAGAATTACCAGAGTGGGCATATTCGCGGAGAATCTGAATAGCCGTCGGGTGCATCATCCACGCAGTTCCGGGCATTCTCCAAAACTGACCGGGAAGAGCATTAGCAACGTCTACAAGCGTTTCCCACTCAAGGTTTGTATGCGTAAAGCCGACCGTGTTAAGCGTGTGTATGCCCGCTGTTATAGCCGTTCCTGACGTTCCATAAGCAGCAGTTGATCCAGCAGTACCAGCATACATCTTCAAGCCTCTAAGGCCGTTTGTAGCGCCCGTAGAGGTCGTTGTTGAGCCTGCCTGATCGTTGTTGATTGCCATCGACGCAGCTTCGATCTGGCTAAACTCCATCGCTAGATCTTCGACAAGCGCCGCATCCAATCCGTTAATGTCATCCATTGCCGCTGCCCTGATTGGCATCTGAGCGGAAATAACACGCATCGGAAGCTGCCAAATGGATGTAGCGATGTTGGGCGAGCCTGAATTGGCGTTAACCGTGTAGCCCCACGGGTTTGTGGAGTTAGCAGCATTACCTGTTTTGACAACAAACTGAATATCCGAGTCTGCCGTCATTGTCTGATTGGCAAACACTCGAAATGGGTTCCAGTAACGAAGGGATGCAAAAACATCCTCGTTGTAAACGCGGCCACCAACCCCGCTGCCTGAGCCGGTTAAGGCTGAGGCTTCCGCGAGGTTGACAGTGCTTTTGCCCTCGTGGAGAGCCTTTTTCAAGCCTTCCAAAATCACCTGTTTCATAATCTCTCCAAAAGGGAGAGGGCTTTCGCCCTCTTTTATCAAGCAGCCGTACCAGTCGAACGATAACGAACGCCGGCATTAGGATCGCGCACCGAAGTGGCTGCACGAGTTTCGCCGTAGAACGTGATGCTTCCGGGTAAGGTTTGGTCGTAGCGACGGAGAACCATCGAGAGACGCATAACGATGGTGTGGAACTGCTGCCAATCCGCAAAGTACATCGGATAGTAGGAGGTCGTCCCTGCTGCGCCGGTGGTGGGCTGGCTAGGATTGTCGACATACTTGTTGACTGCAACCTTGAAGCCGAGCAACTCACCAACGATGCCATCAGTGCGTGACACACCGTCAACATAGATCGGACGGCCTTGCAGATCGACTAACCCACGGATGCCCTGAAGCAGGATCGGGTTAATCATGATCGCTGCTGTCGGTGTCCAATACTGCTGTGGCAGGCTGTAAATAAAGTTCACTACGTCTTTGTAGTTCACGTTATTTGCCGCGACCGTGTTGGCGTTAGTCGTCAACTGATCGTAGGTAGCAAGCGAGTGCAGACCGTTGGTCGTTGCAGTTCCAGACGTACCGAAAGCAGCTGTCGAGCAAGAGCCGCCCGTGTAGGTGCTGTTAGCGCCAGCATACTGATCCAAACCGCGCAAGCCATCAGCGCCGCCTGTAGACACAGAGGTTCCGGTTCCCGACTGATCGTTATTCTGGATCATCGAGGTTGCCATTGCCTGCTGGAACTCCATCAGCATATCGTCGACAACGTTAGCCTCAAGACCGTCGATGTCATCAAGCGCTGCGGTACGGATGGGGAACTGAGCATTCAAGTCCTTAAGGATCACCTGCCAAATGCTCGTGGCTTCAGTTGTAGGTGTGCCGTTGTTCTGAACGGTGTAGCCCCACTGAGCGCCTGCATTACCGGTCTTGACGCGGAACTGATAAGCCGAACCGTCAGTTGCAACGATACGCGACAGATCCATCAAGGGATTTCCGAGACGCTTTGCAGCAAACACGGGATCGTAAGCTGTGCGGCCACCAACGTCGTAGCCCGAACCTGTAAGAGCCGAGGCTTCCTTGATGTACGCTTCGCACTGGTCGACAGATTCAAAGATCTTGACTTCGCGCTCGATGTTGTTACCAGCCTTCATGTACTCCTTAAGAACGTCCTTGAAACGACGATTTGCTTCGCCACGGACGGTCTTGTGGATAGGACGGATGATCGAAGGAGCGGCAACTTTTGCCTCTAAAGCGGCAATCTTTGCCTCTGTTTCAGTCTTAAGCGACTCGACAGCCTCAGCAACTTTTGCCTCGACAGCCTGTGCGGTTTCTGCCAATTTAGCAGCGCTAGATGCTTCGATTGCATCCAGTTTTTCAATGACTTTTTCCAACATTTTAAAATCTCCTAACGGGTTGAAATAGCTTTCAGCAACTCGCGGTATTCGAGCGCTTTCAGCAACTCCGCCGCATCAGACTCACTCTGAGTGGCAGTTTGTTGATCGCCCACAGCATCACGCTGTTCCAAAATGGCTTTCAACACACCGGACGCGGCGGTCGCATCCCGGCGAGATAGCCCTGCATCACGCAAAGCCTTCTCAATCGTTCTCGGATTGGGTTTCGTTCCCATCCAATACTCAAGTCTACTAATCTCAGCCTTCGGGTTATTCGGCTGCATCACAATGGAAACCTCGGCTAGGCCACCTTTGACGATTTGAAAGAACATGTCGGGATCGTCTGTAGGCTCACCGTTTTCATCCACCATTTGATACTCATCGGCATAAGCACCGACAGAAACGCCACCAACCATCCGCGGGCTTTCCTTCATGATCGTATAAAGATCAGACCCGGAAGTGGTGTTCAGGAAGATCTTTCCTGTGCCGGTCATGCCTTCGTCCGTAATGTCGAACTTCGACCACTCGCCGACAGGCATCATGTCGCTTGAATGTTGAAAATACATTGGAAGAGGCCTTCCTGCTTCCATCCACATCTCGTGCCACGCCTCGAAAGCCTCGGGTGTGTAAAAGAACCGTCGACCGTCTGCGCCTTCTCTCGCGCCCCACGTCGTAAGTGTGGCTTCGATTTCACCCGTGGGCTCGCCCGTTGCCTCGTCGGCTTTCCTGCCTAGCTCAACTTTGGCTTCGTAGAAAAAAGTGATGTTCTTAGCCATTGATAGGTTCCTTTTTTACCATTCCGTCGACCAACTTAGGCTTTGGCTTTCTCTTATCTGCCGCGGCCTTGAGTTTCTCTAACAGTTCCTTAAGCATTTCCGGCTCTGCCTGTTTTACCGACCACCTTAAGGTTTCCACCACCTCCAGTGTCTTGCGGAGAACTGCCGGGGATAGCGCTATCGCCACCAGCGGCAAGCAACAAATCATCAGCGCCATCGAGAGAATTAAGTCCCAAATATTCACGCGCTTCATTCTGCGTAAGAATCCCACTCTTAACTCCTGCAACGACATAATTCATCTGATCTAGCGGAGCGCCCTTTAGGAAGTCTTGCGTCTGAAACTGAACGTGTAAATTCGGATAGCCCTTTAATAACGACAATTTTAACCGCTGCTCAACGTTCGTAATGAACGGCATCATCGTTGACTTGTAGAACTCGTCCAGCATCGTTTGGGTGTTGTTGTACTTTGACTCGCCGACTCCGATCATTGCGGGAGGCACACCAAACAATCCACAAATACGCGTCATCGTTTGTTTCTTAAGCTCTCTTGCATCCACATCCTGAAGCGTGAGAGGCTTGATTGCTTCGTAGGTCATGCCCTGATCCAACAACATAGACTGCCCCGGCTTGCTCTGATCCGAGGGCTGGCTGTTAAGCATGTTCGTCCACGCTTCTTTTAGCCTGCTAGCAATCTCTTTGAACTTTGAATCGGGGATAACTTGCTCAGTACGGAACAAACCCGAGGGTTTTGCACCGTTAAGCATGATGAAGTTGGAATAGAGGTCGATGTCCTGATCTAAGGAGACCAACTCGACAGCTTGCAAACGGTTGAACGAACTAGAACCTTGCCACGGCTCAGACTTCGTGTGCATGACTTGAAAGTATTTGAGCGGCTCGTCTTTATTGAAGCCGTAGGACGAACTGGTAAGCGTGTAAAACGGATAACGCGTCTCTGAGATCCTCGGCACGATTAGCGTCGAGTCTAAGACGTACATTTCAAGCGGAATCTGCGTCGGTTCTTGCGCGTCTTTCCTCCAAAGTAATACGAAAGTCTCGCCGGCCAGCTCATGCCACATTGTGAACTGATACCAGAACTCGTATTGACTCTGGAAGTTATTAGGATTCGCAAGAAGGTTAAGAACGCTAGCTGCTCGGCTCTTTTCACGCTCAGGAACACTCGGATCGGTCTGCGTGTCTACAAACGTGCCGTCAGCTTGCTTCGACATGATCTTGACGGGCAATTGAGCAAGAGATCGAGCTTTTGCCCCTACGCAAGCCATCACAGTCGAGTTTCTAGCAAGTGTCGTTATGTCGACAGTTCGCCCCGCTTCGTTAACCGCAGAGGTCGTAACGTATAAAAGCTGGTTAGAACCGTAGCCCTGCCCCTTACCGCGGAGCATGACGTTATTGCCTAAAACAGTGTTGCCAAAGAGCGAATTCGACTCTTTTTTGTCTGTTTTACGCTTAAATACGTCGAATAAGCCCATTTTTACCCCTAAAAGACTCTGAATCCGTACGATTCAGACGGCATCGGGTTGTCCAGACTGCAGTGCATCGCAATAATCAAGGCAATAATCCCGTCGACCTTAGCGTGGCGATCCACACCGGCTTTCTTGACTTTGATGTTGCCTTGAACGTCTGTAAACACTTCGCAATTGCCCAGTTGATGTCCTAAGAATGGGTTTCCGTCGTGTCTGATTTTGTGGCTTAGAATGAGTCGCTCGACATGCTTCGACGGGTTAGAAAGCACCGCCATTCCTTGACCGACTTTCTTTACCGGCATTCCGACTTCGTACAGTCTTGCTACTAGAGCGGCAGCATTATAAGCGTCGTAGCCTACTTCTTTTATGTCGTATTTCTGGCTTTGCCCAATAATATACGCCGAAATCTCTCGATCGTCCATCACGTTACCTTCGGTGATGTGCAAGATCCCCGAATTGATCGCTTGTCTGAAAATGTCTTGATAGTGAGTGGGTAGTAACTCAAAGCCATCTTCGGGAAGAAAGAACTTCCATTCCGCTTCGTAATCGTCCTCGGCAAATCGCTTTAACGTGCAAACAGCGTTCAGATCTCGTGTTGCCGCTAGGTCAAAACCTATAAATACTGCTTCGGGTTCTCTTTCTGTCAGCCCTACGGATTCATCCCAATGTGTGCGGTCAACCCACGCGGTTTCGGCCGAGACATAAACGTTAAGCGTTTTGCAGAGAAACTCGTTGAGTGCAGCGGGCTTAATCTTCGCCTCTTCGCATCGAGCAACAATTGCATCGTGCGAGACCGAGATATTGTGCATCGGGTTAGCTTTAGCCCATACCTTTTCGTCTCTCCAATCATCACCAGCATCCAGAGAGTAAAGAAGGCCAAACCATCGAGGATTGTCAGGAACATCCTGATGGAGGATATGCTCCATCACCTGAAAATCCTCAAAGAACTTTGTGTCTCTTGTAAAGCTAGCAGTGGTTATGTATAGCCGAAGAGGATTAAGTCGAGATACCATCCCCGAATGCAAGACCTCAATCGCATTCCTGTCTACGATCTGACTCGCTTCGTCAATGATCGCGCACGAAGGGTTGAGCCCGTCTCCAGTCTTTTTAGTATCTCTGGAGAGAGCTTTCATCATGCTCTGGCTGTCGCCGTTCTTCACAATCGTAAACTTGCCCAGAATGAAGAGCCTCGAGATCTCCTGCGGCAACGTTTCGACGAAACCCTTAGCCGTCGTGAACACGATTGATGCTTGATCTCGGTTTGTAGCGAGCGTGTAGACCTCTGCGCCAGCTTCCCCAAAGGCTAGCTCGTAAAGAGCGATAAGAGCCGTCAGCGTCGATTTACCAGCCTTTCTGGGGATGTAGACAATGACATCCTGCACCATCCGTTTACGGCGGTCTTTCTTGTGTCTAAAGCCGTAGATCGCGCAGGCAATAAGGATCTGAAACGGCTCAAGGCTTACAGGATAGCCAGCCCATTGTCCTTTGACATGCTTACAGAGACCGGCGAACTGTAGAAAGTGATTGACCGGACTCGGATCGAAAACCCATTCCCATTCTTTGTTTTCTATGTGATTTAAGAACCGCTGGCAGGCTAGGCGAACATTCCGACAAGCGTCGATCTCGCCTTTTACAATGCCGACAGCGTAAGCAATACCATCTTCTATTCTCATGTGCCGAACTTAGGCCCCGCAAGGAATTCGCCCATCTTAGAGCCGTCCTCAAGTTTGTTTGCCGCCAATCGAGAACGCGGAGTAAGCCCCATTTCGTTCATCAGCTTGATCGAGTTCTCCATCGCTTTGTTTGCCAGACTGATGTAAGGATTGGGAGCGTGAGTCTTTCCGCCGTTAGTCTTAACCACTAAAGGATGCTTTGCCTGCTCTTTCCTTGCGTCGATGTAGAGCTGGAGCTGGTCGGCAAGCATCATGAGCGTGTGCCTGTCTTGATCCGAGCCAATACCGTAGACATCAAACAGATAGTCGGCGGTTTCTTTTACAAACCTCTCGCGGTTAAATAAAGCCGGGTTGTCTGCCCACTCTGCAAACGGAACCCTAATCTTTACCTTCTCCGGCAACGGGATGCCCGTGTTCTCTCCCTTTGTGCCGTGTACTAAGTGAACTTCAGGTGGATATTTCCGCTGCATTTTCTAGCCTCGCTTTCTGTCCGGTGAATTCTTCCCATCGCTTGACGATAACGTCGACATATTTAGCTTGCAACTCCATTGTGTAACAAATGCGGCCAGTTTTTTCCGCGCCCATCAAAGTTGAGCCGCTTCCGCCAAATGGCTCAACGCAAATGCCGCCCTTTGGAAGGCTTGACTTCATTACTCGTTCCATCATTGCCACTGGCTTTGGTGTTGCATGTCCATGCCTTTCTCCGCCAGTGACGCGCGGGAACTCCCATACGTCAGTCATGTTGTCATGCGTATTATCGAAACAAGCCCTAGTTGCATAAAAATCGCGCTTCAAGGCATCGTGGTCGCGCTTAAAGGCATCGTGGTCGCGCTTAAAGGCATCGTGGTCGCGGGCGGCCTTTTGAATTTTTGCATAATGATCTGCCGTAATCATCGCCCATTGGCTTTTTGTTACCCAATGACCAGCCATTTGCGTCCCTGTAATATTGTTAAGATCTTTTGTTGTCCAACCACACCGTTTCATTTCGTTTTCTAAATAAGATCTAATCGGCTCCCAACCTTCCCAATAATTGTCGGCATTATTATTAAAGCCTTGTTCGCCAATCATAAAAAAGAGACAACGTTCGGTCGCGTTTGGGAACTGCCGAAAACCGTCAGCGCCCATGTGTGATATTCCACCAGCTCCCGCCGCTTTTTTATCCCAAACGATTTCATTGCGAATTGTCATTCTTTCTGAATTTGATAGACCACCGCAATACCATAATCTCCATAAATCAGGGGCGTTACCCCAAATGTAAACGCTTGCATTGTTTTCTAAAAACGTGCGGAATGTCGCCCACCATTCCATCTGAAAAGCATCTAACTTATCTCCGTATATGTTGTCATTTGCAACCCCTTCACCTTCTTTGCCCATTCCGTATGGTGGATCAGCGTGCAAAAGTTGAGCTTTTGCGCCAGCCATTAGCCTCTCAACCGCATCCACGCTCGTACTATCGCCGCACATCAATCGGTGCTTGCCTAGTATCCAGATGTCTCCGGGCTTTGTAATAGCCTCCGGTGGAGGCTCAGGGACAGCATCCTCGTCGGTCAATCCTTCGTTTACAACCTCTGGCTTAAGTGCGCTTATTTCCTCTTCGCCAAAGCCTGTAAGACTTAAGTTTAATCCCTCAAGCTCCAACTCCTCGAGCTCCAGACTAAGTAGCTCGTTGTCCCATCCGGCATTCAAGGCTAATTTGTTGTCAGCAATGATGAGAGCCTTCTTTTGAATCTCGGTTAGGTGCGACAGCTCTATTGCCGGGATTTCATCGAGGCCTAACCGCATCGCGGCCTTTAGCCTGCCGTGGCCAGCAATGATTCCTTTCTCGCCGTCGATCAGGATCGGGTTAGTCCAACCGAACTCTTTTATCGACGCAGCGATCTGCGCGATCTGCTCGTCTGAGTGCGTTCGGGAGTTCCTTGCGTAAGGGGTGAGATCCCCCACGCGAGTCATGACGACTGAGGGAATTCCCTGTTTTTTTGTCCTACCCATCCTGTTTTATCCTTTTGCAGAAAGTTAAG